TGAAGTAAAGTTTTGCAGTGAAAGCCAGATAAATGGTGAAGTGATACCTGCACTAAGAGGCGAAGAGTCTACATACGGCCATCTTCCGGAGTATATGAGTGTTTGGATGTTTACAGATAAATTTGGGCCAAACATAAAATGGCTGATTAAAAAAAGGGAGCAGGTAAATCACGATGCTGTAAAACGGGTATATGTTATTCAAAATGAAATTAGTTCTCAGTTTGACATGCTTCGCTCAGTTGATATGGGTCGCCAACAACTGGCTAAAGAAGTTTCTACTCGTATTGCCGAACTTGAAGGCATGCGTGTTGGTAAAACTGTAAGAGGATTTACTCAGGCTATAACTTCTGACATTACTGGTGAAGCAGCAATTACTGTTGCACAGGCAGAGAAGGCTGCATTTGAAGTAGAACTTCGCACACTTAAGGGAGTACTTGCTGACTTAGAGTCAGTTACTCTTTATCATGGTGCACCTGGTGCATTTGAACTTGATAAGACTCGTGCCTTGGCTACATCTGCATCACCTGCAGTTGCACGCCGTTATGCCGAGGGTGGCATTATTCAATCAGTTGAACAATACATCCCTACGCCAACAGGTCGCCCTGGTCGTTTAGGTCAAAAGCCAACTGATGCTTCTGGTCAACTTAAACCATTAGTTGAAGAAGAAGAAATTAAGCGTTTAAATCCAAATATGAAAGAAGATTTTGGAAATATAACTAATACTGCTTTAGTTAGAACAGATTTTGTCAAAAAGTTTATTGAGTTTAATCGTGCTGGAATTGAAGCAACTCCAGATTATAGCGGTAAAACTATTGCAAATATCACAGAAGATTTAAAGTCTGGTAGAGGATTTACAGACCCTATAGTTTTAGCATATTCTGTTGATGACAATGGAAAATTGTTATTAAAACTAACAGAAGGAAATCACAGGATTCAAGCAGCATTAAATGCTAACCTTGATTTTGTTCCAATTAAAATTGTTAGAGCCTATAACAGTGAAAAGAATCTAAAGCCTACTGGTTTAATTTCAAAAATTAAGCCAGATAGAAATGGTTATATTCCTGGCAATCCAAATGCTCGTGAACTTTTAGAATCTAGTGCATTAAAAGATTTGCGTGTATTTCCTAAAGGTCCAACACTTAAGCGTGCAGATGTTCTTAATGAAGCAACTCTTAGACTCCAATCAGATATGATTGATGCAGTCAATGCTGGCAAACTTGTTGAATATAAAGATTCTGCTGGACAATGGAAAAAAGTTAAAAGCATTGATTACGAAACACTTGTGCTTGCAGCAGATACAGACGAAGCAGAGATAGTTCTATTTAAGAACTGGTCTAATCGCCCTATCTTTCGTGTTGGTGCAACTAAAGGTAATGTTCAGCCATACCGTGTATACGGCAAACCTTTATATTTACAACAATGGTCTGACATCCCATTAGAACTTCGTGATGCTGCCTTTGGTGGCAAAATTACTAACTTTAAATCATGGGTTAAGACAAAAGGTTGGAGTGACCCTAGCGACCCAGTGTTTAAATACATGCGTGAAAACGGATATGGTCGTGCTGTTGTCGCTGATGACAAGCGTGCTGGCGGTCTTTCACATATTGCCCTTCCAGAATCTATTGGAGAAAAGGGTCGTACTGCTGAGGTAAATGCATACATTAAATCCAGGATGGAAAAAGAAGCACAAGTCTGGGATATGGATGCCACTGTCGGTCTTGAACCACGCCTTGATACGCCTAAAGCACGCCGTGCTGCAAAGCGCATGGCTGGTAAGCAGGCTCGTTTACAAAAGAAAGACTACGCAGTTTCTCCTTATTACACAGAAGATTCAGTTAATGCAATGATTAACAATGGCGTTGAAGATGCTGCTGCTAATCTTGCTCGTGACTACGCACAGTCTCATGCTCACTTAGATGATTTGTTCTCACGCTTAGGTGCTGTTATTGACCGTGCAGAATCAACTGCAGTCAAACAGCGTACAGGTTATGGAACCTTTAACTATGAAGCAAACGGTATTAACTACACATTGCCTAGGGCTTTTGAAGAAGCATCATGGTTCCTTGGTCGCACATCTGCTGAAAGCACATGGAACGCATTAGTATCTTCACAAGAGATGGCGTTTATGGCAGGTATTGGTTCACGCTCAGTTCGCACTATTGACCCTGCAGACCCTAAGTACTTTGAGGGTTGGGCAAACATTTTGAATATGCACTTCCGTGACCCTGAGTCAGGCATTATGGACCCAGTAGTTCGCAGGATTCTTGACGGTGAGGATAATGAAAAAATCCTTAATTGGTTCCGTACAAGCAAAGGTGCAATGTATGCAACAGAAGCCTACACACTTGTAGGTGCTGGCAAAGGTGTTACTAAGTTAAAAGGTGGCGAATTAGACGAACATCTTATGGCTAAGTTGCACGAGACTCGTCAAGCAGTTGCTTCTTATATTCCAGATAATGAAACAGCACTTATGCTTAGCGCTGCTAAAGAAACTGGCAAACCACTTTCTGGTGGAGAAGTACAACAATTCCTTGTAGAACGCTTTGGTAAGAATCCTGAAAACTTGAAGCCACTCAACGGTATGTTAGTTACTTCATCAAAGGAATACAAAGACCAAGAGCGTATTATTGATACTATTAACCGCCGTGTTATGCGTTTCCTTGGCTCAATGCCAGAAGATACATTTGCTCGTCATCCTATGGTTACAATGGTATACGAAAAAGAACTTCGTTTAAACATTGCTGCTATGGCAGATGCTAAAGGTGTTGACCGTTTAACTCCAGATGAGATTAACCGTGCAGTATCTAATGCTCGTGAAACAGCACGCCAAGAAGTTGAGCGTACATTGTTCACTATTGTTCGCCGTACTGGTGCATCATCTAGCCGTTCAGTAAAATTACTATTCCCGTTCTACGCAGCCTATGAGAATACTATTAAGCGCTGGGGCGGTATGGCTATGGATAATCCACAGTTAGTTGCAACAGCAGCACGAACTATTGCACAAGTTGTTAATAGTCAGATGATTGTTGACCGTGATGGTAACCGTCTTACAAGTGCTGAGCAATTACAAGGAAGCGAAGGTGCAAGCCTTGTTGTTAATGTACCGCAATCATTTATCAATGCATTGCCATCATCATGGAAACCAGTAGTTGAAAACTCATTTAAGAGCATAAGCATCCCACTACAAAGCCTTGATGTAATTACACAAGGTCAACCAGGTAACCCAGGTTTTGGTCCATACGCCACCTTGCCTGCGTATTTAATTCTTTCGCAACGCCCTGAATTAGAAGATGCTTTTAAGCCTTTCTTCCCAGTAGGTTCTCCACAAAATGCAGTTGATATTTTTACTCCATCGGCTATACGCCGTCTTGCTACAGTATGGCGACAGGATGAACTTTATGTTCGTTCATATAACCAGATGCTTCGTTATGAGACTTACCTCTATAACCAAGGCAAGCGTACAGATGCTCCAACTCCGACAGAGATTAAGGATAAGACAAACAAGTTCTTTTTCCTTCGTGCTCTGACATCTATCTCAGCACCATTTGCTATTGCACCTGAGGTTGATTTCTACGCTCAAACTTTCCGTCAATACCAAAGTCAATATGCTGACTACCGTGACCCAACTACTGGTGAGCGTGTATACGGCATGGCTGAGGCTAAGTTCTTAGAGCAGTATCCAGACTTCTTTGAAGCCACTGTGAGCCTGTCTAAGAACGAAGGAGGGCTAGAACCTAGCATCCAGACAGTACGCAACCTACGCAAGCACAGTGACCTTATGGCATACGCCGAAGGTAAAGGTAACCCTGAGTTGATGGGCTTCTTGGCTGACGATGGCGACAACGCCTACACATTTAGCCAGGCTGCATATCAATGGCAATACAACAAAGGTGCCACCCCAGGTGGCGGTAGCACATACCGTCAAAACCGTACTCCAGGTGAGTTGCTTCGTGAAGCAAACATCAAGCGTGGTTGGGCTGAGTATCAGCAACTAGAACAAGCAATCAATGCTTACAAGATTCAAAACGGAATAGCCGATGACAGTGACCCTGAAATGGATGTTGTTAAGCAGGCTAAGTCAATATGGATTCAACAGAAGGCAGGAGATAATCTTGACTGGTATTCTGAGTATGTATCCCCTGACCGTGCTAAGTATGCACGCCGTGTTGATGTTCTTGAAAAAGCACTTAAAGATAAAAAATGGATGGCTCAAAATGGTGACCGTGCAGTAGTAAAGAGTATGGCTCTTTACCTAGAAGCACGAAGTCAAATTGCAGAAATCCTTAAACAAAGAGATGCAGCAGGCGGTTCACGCAGTATAGATGCCAATTCAAACGCAGATGTTGCTGCAGCATTTGATATGTTTAGAACCAACTTAATCGCAGGAAGCCCTGAGTTTGAGCAATTCATCAATCGCTATTTTTCAAATGATACGGTGGTAATCTAATGGCTGAAAAGAAAACTGTTGCTGAGCAACTTGCAGATGCAATTAAAACTGCACAGGCTAACAACTCTGGCAATGCAAAAGGTCCTGTTGTTACACGACAAGATGCCGAAGCAGATGTCCAGTCTTTGTTTACACAGATGTTTGGTCGCTCTGGCGTAGGTGTTGATTACAAGAAGGCTCTTAACATTTACCTTAGTCAATCTCAAGACACAGGTGCTCCTGGTCGTCAACAGGCTGTAATGTCATTTCTTCAAAGCACACCTGAGTTTGAGGCTCGTCAAGAGAATCGCTACCTAGATGCTATCTATAACGCTATTCAGGCTGATGTACAGAAGGCGAGAAAGTAATGGCTGAAACAACTACCCGTTACAATCGCCCAGATGCAGCACCTAATACTGCTGACAAATTACGCCAAGAATACATGCGCTTGGAGCAACTTAGAAAAGGATTAGCACGAACCAAGTTTAATTCACCTGATTACAAGACAGCCCTTGCTGCAAAGAACGCTACAGAAAAGCGTATTGCAGAATTAGAAAAAATTGACAAGGCTGAGCGCTCGGCTATTTCTAATGAAAGAACTGCTAAAGAGCGTGCAAAACTTCAAGAAGAATTACAGCGTGCAGAAGATTATGGAACACCAGCAGAAGTAACAAAGGCTAAGACAGCCCTTGATACATACGATAATAAAAATCCTTTTGTTTCATCACAAGGAAATACAGAACTTCGTTATGGACCAATGGGTGAAAGTTTAGTACCAGGTACTCCCGCATACGCAAGCGGTTCTACTGTTAGACCAACAGTAACAACTAGCAAACCAAATGTCACAACATCTAGCACAACAACTAAGCCTAGTGGCTCTGGTGTTGTTTCAAAAACTCCAGAAGCAGACAAAATTAAAACTGCTTGGGTTGGTTACCTTGAGTCTACATTTAAGACATTGCCTAAGGAATACAAGGCTCAGATTGACAAGTTGTTTACAACTGCCAAAAAAGAAAACTGGACAGAGGCTACTTTTACAGAGGCTCTTAAGCAAACTACTTGGTGGCAACAAACTCTACCTAGCCTACGCTCTTTCTTTATTGAGACACATGACCCACGCAATGCTTCAACCTTTGCAGAAAAGTTAAATCTTAATACAGCAAATGTGGCTGCAAGTCTTGAGAAACTGGGAATCCGTGCACAACAGATAGACCCAGTAACTGGCAAAGTAATTGATAACAACAAAACTATTCAAGGTATTGCAATGGATGCAATCAAAAATGGTTGGAACGATGTTCAAATTCTTCAACACTTAGGAGACAACGCTCAGTTGTTATTTACTGGCGGTGGAACTATTGGTTCATCAGTAGATAACATTAAGAAGCAGGCTCTTAATTACGGCATTACTATTGACAACAACTATCTTAATACAATCCAGCGTTCACTCCTGGACCCAACAGATGGTCGTGACCAACAGTATTATCTTAACGAGATGAAGGCTCAGGCTATGGATTTGTATAAGCCATTTGCTTCTTCTATCAAAGAAGGTCGTTCATTATATGAGGTAACAAATAGTTATCGTAATCAGATGGCTACATTACTTGAGGTTGACTCAACTAACCTTACATGGAAAGACCTTATGGCTAAGGTTGTAGACCCTACGACTGGTAATGCTCGCACCTTTGCTGACTTTAATAAGCAGGTTAAACAAGACCCATTATGGCAGTACACAAAAAACGCTAAAGAAACCTACTCAAATACGGCGCTTGATTTAATGAAGCAGTTTGGATTCATGGGCTAATGGCTGACAAAATAGTACCCGTAAAAAAGGGCGATACATTATCTGCGATTGCAAAGGCTAATAAAACCAGCGTTGCAGCCATTGCTGCTGCTAACCCAAACATTACAAATCTTAACAAGATTAGTATTGGTCAGAAGATTGTTGTTCCCGTAACAACTCCAACTAAAACATCAGGTAATACTTATGCAGGTGGAGTAACTGGCGGAGCCAATCCATTTTCTGCTGGCTCTGGAGTTAGCACAACAACACTTGAGGGAATTTTAAAAGCCTCTGGTGTAACTACACCAACACCTACACCTACGCCTACTGGCAAAACAGTAACTGGGCGAGTAACAAATGCAGACGGTACCGTTACTATTACCTACAGCGATGGAACAACCGAAATCACTGGCACTCCTACTGGCAAAACAGTAACTTCACGAGTAACAAATCCAGATGGAACAGTTACTATTACTTATAGTGATGGCACAACTGAAATTACTGGAACACCAACTGGCAAAACAGTAATAAACACTATTCAAAATCCTGATGGAACTGTAACTGTTATTTATAGTGATGGCACTAGCGCAATTATTGGCACACCTACAAAGCAAATTACACCCGATGATGTAACCAAGGCTGTTAGCGATGCCATTGCTGCACTTAATGCTACATGGCAAACTAAATTTGATTCCATGGCAGCAACTCAAAAGGCTAATCAACAGGCTCAAGTTACCACTGCGCTTGAAGATTTTAAGGCTAACCTTAAGTTGGCTGGGCTTGATTCTTTAGCAGATGTTATTGATGGTTATATCAAACAAGATATGACTGCATCACAAATTAAAATTAACCTAGTTGGCACAGATGCATATAAAGCACGCTTTCCTGGTATGGCTGACCTAGCCAAGGCAGGTCGTGCCGTAAACGAAGCAACATACATTTCCATGGAAAAGGGTATGACTAGCATCCTTAAGGCTTATGGTTTGGATGATAAAATTTTTGGAACTACAGAAAAACTTGGAACAGTTATTGCTAACCAAGTATCCGTTGCTGAATACGAACAGCGTGTGGCTATGGCTGCTGATAAGGTAAAGAAGAATACAGATGTTCTTGCATCCCTTAATGAGTATTACGGCGTAGACATTACAGGCGCTATCTCATATCTTCTTGACCCTAAGTTGGGCATGGATATTGTTAAGAAACAAATTCGTGCTTCTGAGATTGGTGCTGCTGCAGAAATGTACAAGTTTGACTTGGACAAGGCTGCTGCTGAAAGTTACATCAATGTATCTGGCACCTCTGACCTTAACTCACTCAAAGAGTCCTTTGGTAGGGCTAGACTTCTGGCTGATACCCAAAGCCGTCTTGCCAGTATCGAAGGCGACAAGGGTTACAATGAACTTCAAGCCGTGGCGACAACCCTCGGTGCCGACCAACAGCGTATGCTTGAGTCACAACGCAGAGCACTGCGTGAGCAGGCTCGCTTTGCTGGACAAAGTGGCATCTCAGGTGCATCGCTTAAGACAGAAAGCAACATATAAGAGAATCCTCATCAGACCCACCAGCCCAGATGAGCGTAACAAGACTGGTAGCAATAGCCATTATGGTTTCCCCGAACCGTGATGTGGATTGCGAATACAACAACTAACAAGGGAGATAGGTAGATGGCTACCAATTATGACGATGACGATTTAGATGAGGACTTCGAGCCTCAGGATGTTGTCAAACAACTACGCAAGGTAAATAAAACGCTAGAAAAGCGTTTGAAAGAACTTGAAGTAGAAGCAACAACTCTAAAGAATCAGACTCGTCAACGCACCGTAAAGGATGTGTTGACTTCAAAGGGTATTAACCCAAAGGTTGCAGCGTTCATACCCCAGGACTTAGATGCTTCGGAAGAAGCAGTTAACAACTGGCTTAGTGAATACGGCGATGTATTTGGTGTTAACCAAGATGCCAAAGAAGGCGAAAGCCAGGCATCAAACAACCCAGCACTACAAGCACAAAAAAGAATCAACGATGTTGTATCAACAGGTACTCCTCCAGGAGTAGATGAAGATTCAATGTCAAAGATTCTTAATGCTAAAACTGCTGCGGAACTCAGCGCATTACTCGGTGTTTCAGTTCAATAACTCAAACTACCAATCACCAGGAGGTGAACCCACATGGCATACACAGATTCGTCAGCACTCGCTGGCTTAATCAAAACAGCGTATGACCGCTATGTAGAGTTTGCGCTTCGTTCACAGCCACTGATTCGTTCAGTAGCCGACAAGCGCCCTGCTCAACAGGCAATGCCAGGTTCAAGTGTTGTATTCTCAATTTACAACGACTTGGCACCAGCAACAGCATCACTCTCAGAAACAACTGACCCAGATGCAGTAGCACTGTCAGATGTAACAACTGTTTCTGTAACACTTAACGAGTACGGAAATGCATCACTTGTAACACGCAAGTTGCAACTGTTCTCACTATCCGATGTTGACCCTGCAGTTGCAGACATCATCGCATACAACATGGCTGACTCACTTGACCGCTTAGCAATGAACACATTGCGCCAAGGCGACAATGTTATCTATGGTGGCTCACGCACATCAACTGCGACAATCACATCATCAGACACAATCACTGCTGCTAACATCCGCAAGGCTGTGGCTAAACTTCGTTCAAACAAGGCTGTTCCTCGTGAAGGTTCCCTTTACTGGACAGGTATCCACCCAGAAGTTTCACACGACCTTCGTGCTGAAACAGGTGTTGGTGGATGGAACGACATGCACAAGTACGCAGAGACAGGCACAGGAAACTTCTGGGCTGGCTCAATCGGAACTTACGAAGGCGCTTTCTTCATTGAGACACCTCGTATGTACCGTGGCGTAGATGGTGCAGACCAGACAGCACTTGCTACAACAGCAGTAACTGTTGCTGGCGCATCAGGTGGATTTACACTTGGTGTTGCTTCTTCATCTGTAGTCGCTACTTCTGCAGAAGCAGGAGATAAGATTTCAGGCACAGGTATTGCATCTGGCGCATTGATTTCTTCTTTGGTTACAGTTGGTTCAACAACAACAATTACTGTAAACACTGCACACACTGCAGCGGTTACAGCAACAACTGTTATCACAGTAACTCCAGAAACACCTGTTTACCGCACAATCATTGCTGGAAAGCAAGCATTGGCTGAGGCAGTTGCACAGGAGCCAAATGTTGTCATCGGTCCAGTTACAGACAAGTTGCTTCGTTTCCGACCAATCGGTTGGTACGGCGTACTTGGCTTTAGCCTTTACCGTCAGGCAGCCCTTTACCGCATTGAGACTGGTTCTTCAATCGCTGGTTAAAGTACTTGTAGTTGAGGGGGCGGGTTCGCTCGCCCTCTCTCTACACCAATAAGGAGGAACAGTGGCAGAGTATTTATTTGTAACACCCAGTGTTGAAGAAACACCTATGGGCTGGCACCGACTCCTTGAGCGTTATTCCATTGCTCGTGGCGTAACAGTAATGATGATAGATGGTACTTATTCTTCCTATCGCTACCCCGCACAAACTGAAATTGCTACAGCAACAGAAGTATACTTAGGTGGACACGAATATATTATTGATGAAGCAACTAAGAATCGCTTAACAAACTCAAGCATCGGTGGCAATTACGGAGATTACATAACAGAATTATGAACCTACATCAAAAGCAAAAACACCCAGAGTTTGTTGAAGGTTGCTTTGGTTGTAAATTGGGAACACTTCAACTATCACCTGGCGATGCTGCAGGTAATAAAAATATGTCTCAAAAGAAATGGGATGCAGAATTAAATCTTTACAAATCTGCTCGTGAACAAGGTATACAACCAGCAGGCACTTCCCTTAAAAAAGTTCAGAAAGCAATAGATGATTCAAACAAAGTAGGCAAAGCCTACGATGCAAACACTAATAGTTTTAAGGGGTAAACATGACTGCCATTGTAGGTATTCAGGGAAAAGGCTGGGCAGTAATAGCAGCAGATTCCATGACTACCTATGATGACAAACCGTACTATGCAAAAGGTATGGATAAAGTTATTAAAAAAAGTGACTATGTATTTGCCTTCTCAGGCGATGCCATTGCTGGTAACATAGCAAACTTTCTTTGGACACCACCTAAAGTTATTAAATCAATATCAATAGATGTGTTTATGCAGACCAAAGTCTTACCCTCTCTGCGTGAAACTATGAAAGAACACGGATACGAGCCAGATACAGTCAAGAATCCAGATTCTGGCTTTGATGCTCTTATCTGTTTAAACGGAATCATCTATGAAGTAGACCAGGATTATCTCTGGTCACGAGATGACCGTGGCTTATACGCAGTTGGTAGCGGAGGAAGCCTAGCCCTTGGTGCACTAGCCACTGGCTTTAGTAAGAACTCTATTAAGGCAGCAGAGTTTGCTGCTCGTAGAGCAATTAAGATTTCTGCCGACTACAACATAAGTGTTGGTGGAGATGTCAAAGTAATCACACAAAGGGGAAACACAATGCCAGCAATGAAGAAGAAAGCAGTATCACCAGCAATGAAGAAGAAGGCTTATGCATTGGCTGAAAAGGCTGAATCAAAATCTGCAAAAGCAAAAGAAATGAAAAAGGGCATGGAAATGCTAAAGAAGAAGGTTAAGTAATTATGTGTGCAGTATGTGGATGCGGAACTAACACCGTTAATGCAGATGGCAAGTTTGGAACTATTGAACCGTATGGCATCCCTGCCACCGAAGTCAATAATCCAACTACTCTTGGTGAGAAGTAAAACCAAATGTCAGACCCTAGGCTAAAGCGAGCAGGAGTATCTGGTTTTAATAAACCAAAGCGTACGCCTTCACATCCAACAAAGTCACATGTAGTTGTGGCTAAATCGGGTGACCAGGTTAAAACTATTCGCTTTGGTCAACAGGGCGTTAGTGGAGATAAAACTCCAACAGCAAGACAAAAATCATTTAAGGCTCGTCATGCAAGCAACATTGCCAAAGGCAAAATGAGTGCTGCATATTGGGCAGATAAGGTGAAATGGTAATGGCTAAAAAAGAAGTATGGGATAAACCAAACCCTAAGAAAAAATCTACACCTTTGTCACCTGCTGCTAAAGCATCTGCTAAGGCTGCTGCTAAAAAGGCTGGCAGAAAATACCCCAATCTTGTGGACAACATGAGAGCAGCACAAAAGAAAGGCAAGTAATTATGGCTACAGGTTATGCAGGCTCCACACTCGTTGCTGAGTTAAATAGACTTGCCAATTCTGGCACATACCCAGACCGTACTCTTTTCCTAGATGCACCAGGTGCAGCCAATAAATGGGCTGGCACTACTGGTAAAGATTTACTAGGAGCATTGAACTACAAGGCTAGTTCATCTCGCCAACCAGATAACTTTAAAGGTTTAAACGCAGTATGTAATGAACTTGCTAGTACAACAGACAAGTCAGCAGTATCAGCCCTAAGGAGCATAGACCTGTGAGTACACTTGAACAGATTACTGACCGTGTAGATACACTTCTTCACGGCTACAGTTTAAATATGGAATCAACCACATGGTTGACTGGCGCTATCACAACTACAACCCAAACAACTATTTCTGTTTATGATTCTAATGTTGTAAGCCGTGGCTTTATTCAAATTGATGACGAAGTTATGTATGTTACCTCTACAAATAACATTGACAATACCCTCACCCTTGCACCATGGGGTCGTGGTCAGCGTGGCACTGGAGCAGCAACGCATACCAATTCATCTAAAGTAATGGTATCCCCATTATTTCCACGCTTTGAAATTAAGCGTGCTATTAACGACACGCTCAATGCAATGTATCCAGATATATTTGCTATTGGTCAATATCAATTCCCATTTATTGCTGCTCGTACAACCTACGATGTTCCTGATGTAATACAGAATATCTTGTCTGTAACCCACCATGTCATTGGTCCTTCTCAAGAGTGGTTACCAGTGCGTGCATGGCAATTAGATAGAACAGCAAACCCAGCACAATACGGTACAAACGGTGCTTTTGGACATACTCTTGGTATTTACTCAGCGGTAGTACCAGGTCGTATTGTTAATGTGGCTTACTCAAAGCGCCCAACACTTTTTGACATTACACAATTACCATCAGTTACACAAGAATACTCAACGGTAACTGGCATGCCTGACTACTCAGAAGATGTAGTTATCTATGGCGCAGCCTTTCGTATGATTTCTTTTTTAGACCCATCACGCCTTGGCGCACTATCTGCAGAAGCAGATGTGCTTGATAACCAGCGTGGAGCACGAAGTGGTGAAAATGCAGCACGCTTCTTGTTTAACATTTACAACACTCGTCTTAAGGAAGTAGCGGAGAACCAACGCCGTCAATTCCCAATTCGTTCACACTATCAGAGATAAGGTAACCCCACCATGGCAGCAGGCGACCCAGGCGCACTCAAGCGGAACTTTTCCGCCACAGCAATCGAAACAACGCTCGTTAACTCTATTTCATCAGCAGCAACTGGCGACACAACTACAAGCGTTTCTGTTGTATCTGTCAGTGGTTACCCTGCTGCTCCATTTACACTTATCTTTGCACCAGATACCAACAAAGAAGAAGTTGTTACCTGTATATCTGTAGTTGGAACAACACTTCAAGTTGTTCGTGGTCAAGATTCAACCCTTGCAGTTGCTCATACTGCTGGTACATCTGTACGCCATGGTGTATCTGGTCGTGACTTTAAAGAAGAACAGACTCACATTGCAGCCCGTGGCTATGATGTTGACTCAGGTATTCTTTCTAACGCTTCACAAACACATGTGCATGGACTTGTATCAGGCGATGGTTCAATAGTTGGTTCAGACCAATTAGTAACCCTTACTCGTAAAACTCTTACAACTCCAACTATTAACGGTGCCACTCTTACAGGTACAGTAACCTCAACAGCATCTATTGTTGTTAGCGGTGCTGGAACAATTACTGGTCTTTCATCTGCTGGTATGTCTGCATCATCGGCTGCACCTAAATCTTATGTAGATGCAATCCTTGTTCTACAAGAAGCATCCGCTGCATCATCTGCTACCAGCGCATCTGCTGCTGCAACCTCAGCAACCAGCGCTGCAGCCTCTGCTACCGCAGCAGCAACAAGCGCAACAAGTGCAGCAACTAGCGCTACAAGCGCTGCTGCTAGTGCAACTACCGCTGCTGCTTCTGTGGCTACAATCGCAGCATCTGCAACGAGCGCAGCAAATTCTGCTAGTGCTGCAGCCACAAGTGCAACTTCTGCTGCTAATAGTGCTACTTCATCTGCTTCATCAGCAAGTGCTGCTGCTACAAGTGCAACCAGTGCTGCTGCCAGTGCTACGGCTGCTAATACCAGTGCCACATCCGCTGCTGCTTCTGCTACTGCTGCTGCTACAAGCGCCACAAGCGCTGCAGCAAGCGCAACCGCTGCTGCTACTTCGGCTACATCGGCTGCTGCTAGTGCAACTACCGCTGCAGCCTCTGTTGCAACTATTGCTGGCTACTCAACTACAGCATCTAACTCAGCATCTGCTGCAGCCACATCAGCCACAAGCGCAGCAACATCAGCAACTTCATCTGCTACATCTGCCTCTGCTGCAGCAACATCAGCATCAAGTGCTTTAACATCTCAAACAGCAGCAGCAACCTCGGCTACTAGCGCAGCAGCAAGTGCTACTGCAGCAGCCACTTCTGCTACATCAGCAGCAGCATCGGCTACCGCTGCAGCAACTTCTGCTACTAGCGCTGCTACTTCTGCATCATCTGCTTTAACGAGTCAAACAGCAGCAGCAACATCTGCAACCAGTGCTGCAACAAGTGCATCAGCAGCAGCAGAAACTTATGACAATTTTGATGACCGCTACCTTGGCGCTAAAACAACTGCCCCAACGGTAGACAACGATGGCAACCCACTTATTGTTGGTGCTTTGTACTTTAACTCTGTAACTGGAATCATGGGTGTATGGTCAGGTAGTGCATGGGTTGCAATCAATACAACCAGTTCTTACTCAGCGCCTACTATTGGTTCAACACTTATAGCATCTGGAGCAACAGTAGGAACTTTAAATGGCGTTACCGATATTGTTCTTAATGGTCCAGGAAGTATCACAGATGAACTAACCCTGCTTCTTATGGAAGCACTCTAGGAAAGGTAGTAACTAATGGCTACAACAACCAAGGCTATTGCTCGTACAGCAGCAGCCACATCAAGTACAACCCTATACACGGTGCCAACTACAACAACCATAACTGTTGTATCAAACATTGTGTTATCTAACGCAGCAACATCTGCCTCAACAGCAACCATTGCTTTTGATGGCGTAACGATTGTTCCTGCTGTATCTATCCCTGCTAACTCTGTAGTTGGCTTTGATATGAAGCAGGTTATTCCTGCCAACGCAACACCTAAAATTATTACTGGCTTTGCATCTACAACTGCTGTGTCAATTCACATCAGTGGAGTGGAGATTTCATAATGGCATTTAATCAATTTCCTCAAAAGGGCGGAATCCCATCAGGTAATACTGCTGGCAGACCATCTAACCCAATAATTGGTGATACTTATTACAATGGTCAAGTAGAAGCATTAGAAATTTACAATGGCACAAATTGGAAAGTAGTAAAAAGTGAGGGATTTCCACCTGATGCGCCAACAATTACTAGTGTAACAGACTCATCAACATCTCTTGCTTATTCTTCAACTGCTGGAACTTTAGATGTTGTTTTTGTTCCAGCAGGCACTGGTGGTACGGCAACTCAATACAATGCATATACCACAACGGGTGGTCATAGTGGTTTTACAACAGTAGGAAATACTGTAACAATCGTTGGTCTAACCCCAGGAACCGCTTATACTGTGTATGGTAATGCTCAAAATGGTAGTGGAGTTTCAACTAATACAGCCAATGCTAGTCCAGTAACCCCAACAACATTACCAGAAGTACGAACCATTGGAACAGCAACTGCTTCAACTTCTGCAAATGAAGTAACAGTTACTTGGACTAATACAAATAATGGTGGTAAGAATCTTTCTGCTATTACTATTACTCCATTTCTTAATGGAACAACTGCTGAAACTTCTCGTACAGCAGCAACAACATCTAGCACTTCATATACATTTACCGATGGTCAATTAACGGGAAATGCTGCTTACACATTTAAGGTAAAAGCAACTAATGCAAATGGAACTTGTGCAGATTCTACTGCAACTAACTCAGCAACAATGCCTCAGTTTATTAGTGTTGATTATTTAGTAGTTGCAGGTGGTGGAGCAGGAAATTATTCTAATGGAAACGGTGGTACGGGCGGTGGTGGTGCAGGAGGACTTCGTTCAACTGTAACTAATACAGGTGGTCTAGGCTCATTAGAAACTCCTTCATCGGCTGGTTTAGGAACTAATTACACAGTAACAGTTGGTGGTGGTGCTGCATCAGTTCAAGGTTCTACTACTTTATATCCAGGTTCAAACTCCGTATTTTCTTCTATAACCTCAACAGGTGGTGGTGGTGGAAGTTATGGTCAATCAGGTAATCCTGGTGGACCAGGTGGTTCAGGTGGCGGAGCAGGTGAAAATAATTCAACTGGTGGCACAAGAACTGCTAGCCCAGTTCAAGGTTTTGATGGTGGTGGTGCTTTAACAGGTTCAGATGGTTCTGGCGGTGGTGGTGCTGGGGCTGTAGGTGTAAATGCTACTAACGCTGTAAGAGCAGGTAATGGTGGTAATGGCGTAGCAGTTTCTATTACTGGTACATCTGTTACTTATGCAGGCGGTGGTGGTGGTTCAAGTTATTCATATATTGGCGGTGACGGTGGCACAGGCGGTGGCGGTAATGGAACTGGTCTTAGTAATCGCTCATCAGCAACTGCTGGTGATACTAATAAGGGAGGCGGCGGTGGTTCAATGGGTGGCTCTCGTGGCTACGGTGGAAGTTCTGCTGGTTGTTCTGGTGTTTTTATTCTTCGTTAGTCCGATGCAAACACAAT